GTCAGTACTCCGGGTGTCTGACGGCCAATAACGTCATATTCGCCCCCCAAGGAGTTCCCTCAAATGTGATAAACTTTAACTATGCGACTGGAGCCAACTCCAATGTCCTGGCTTTGCCGTCGTCTGGGAATTTCGGCAAGACATGGGCTGCTGGCTCCATGACTGATTCGCTGAATTGGACCTCAATCGCCTGGTCCCCTCAGTTGGGACTTTTTGTAGCTGTAGCAAGAGCCAGTTCCATAACAAACTATAGTACTGACGGGAAGAATTGGTCTAAGACGGGCGCCGCCATGACCACTGCGGCAGCCTGGAGTTCAGTCACATGGTCTTCCCAATTGGGTCTTTTTGTAGCTGTTGCAGGGCTTAATGGCAGCGGGACCACTACAATGAATTATAGTTCTGACGGGAAAACTTGGACGGCCGGAACAATGACTGATTCCCTGAAATGGAGTTCAGTTGCCTGGTCCCCTCAGTTGGGACTTTTTGTAGCTGTGGCGTACGAAAGCTCCTCCACCATAATGAACTATAGTTCGGACGGAAAGATTTGGGCCAAGCCGCCCGTAGCTACACTTGTCGCTCAGAACTGGATTTCCGTTGCCTGGTCCCCTCAGTTGGGACTTTTCGTAGCTGTTGCGTATTATTATCAGCCAATGAACTATAGTTATGACGGAAAGACTTGGGCGAGCGCCAACTTGCCCTCCCTTGTGAACTGGATTTCCGTTGCCTGGTCCCCTCAGTTGGGACTTTTTGTAGCTGTTGCCTCGGGTTCAACCAACAGCGCATATAGTTCAGACGGCAAGATTTGGACTGGAAGCGTTATAGGGCAGTCGGCAACCTGGCAATTCATCACATGGAACCCTCAGTTTGGAATTTTTGTAATTGTGTCGGCCAATGACAACAAGTATTACTATAGTAAGGATGGAAAGACCTGGAATGCAGGCACCAATGTCCTCAACTCGGTGGGCTGGACGGCAGCCGCATGGTCCCCTCAACTGGGAATTTTTGTAGCTGTGGCGGATAGCAGCTCAATAACGAACTATTCCACAGGCCCCGCTCAACAACAAGGCATCCAGCTTTTGACCAACGGAAATGTGATAATCCCTTCGCCCAGCACGTCCAACGTCATCCAGTTCGATCCAGTCGGTCTGACATCCTCGAACATCTTCGTCGGGACGGACGGTTTCAACGGTCTGACTCTCGCGCCGAATGGCAACGTCATAGGAACCCCCAACAAGTCAAACATCATAGTCATCAGCCCAAGTCTGGGAATTTCCTCAAACGTGACCATCCCTTCGGCCAACACAAACGTCTTCACCTTCTCACTTGGCGCGTGTCTTCTGCCCTCTGGTAATATATATTTTCCGTCTTCTTATATCAACGCCGCGACTAATGTGGGAAGTTCCAACGCCTTCACATTTGATCCAGTCTCTCTGAACTACTCTAATCTTAGTAGCACGGGTGCAACGGGTACAGGATTTGGTTCAGCCATCCTCGTCCCAAGCGGAAAGGTCGTCTTGACCCCTGCGTACGCCAATAACTACGTCGGAGTATACAGCTCCCAGACTCCCGTGGATCAGACATTTTGCGCAAGCCCTTACTTTAACAAATCTTAGTCTAAATTAATGAGTACCACGCGTCTCGTATTTGCCAATTCCGTCACAAGAAACTCAAACCTCTTCCCCTCAGGGAACTCGTACACTCTGTACCTGTCGAGTCCCGTGAGGAACGTTGAACGTGTAGATCTCGTCAGCGCCCGAGTCCCCAACACCATGTACAACTTGACCAACGGGACCAACGTCCTAAGTATCGGGGGCGCGCAAAAAAGCATACCGACCGGCTTTTATAACACATGGGACCTGGCAGCCCAGTTGACTGCCGCCGGTCTAACAACCAGTTACTTGTCATACAGCGGAAAGTTCAGCTTCACGGGCACCTTTACGGTCAGTTCGCCCCAGTTGGCCCAGATGCTCGGGGTCCCTGTAGGAGTCCCCATAACAACTTCGAGCAACACAGTCACCAACATGTCCCTAGGAGAGTATGTATTCCTTGAGATTGATGAACTCAAGACTCCTAGCCACGTCTTTACAGGGGCTCTGACCCAGGTCCGTCAGAGCAACGTATATTGGTCGACCGTCACGGGAGCAAATACTGAGAGGGCCTTTGCTCCTATACCCCTGGATGTCGTCTCTGGAACTATTAAAAATTTTCATGAAAATAAAGATTATAAAGTTTCTGTCAAGTATCCAGAGCCTATAGGATCCCTGGATCGCCTAACTGTGAGATGGCTGGATGTCTCGGGTCAGCCTCTAAACTTTAACGGTCTAGATACGAATTCGTTCCTTCTTCGGCTCCATGTGAAGGATCCGAGCAAGGAGGACGCGTTTGTCCTGGATGCTTTGCCACCGCCTGTACCTCTTGAGACGGCGCCTAATATTCAGATAGCCGGGGCGCTCTTACTCGCCGGTCTGATTATGATTTTATTAGTACGCCGATGATTGAGAGGACGGTCGTGAATAGCAGAACCTTTTCGCGCCAGTCCTGGGCGCACCGACACTGCTGACGCTCAATGTCCCACAGAGAACTGAGCAGGGCCACAAAGGCCAGGGCTCCCAACAGTCCTATGGCTATCATAGCCGGCTTGGGGAGCTTTCCTGTGAGCATCAGGGCAAATGGCAATATGATGGCCAGCATGTACCAATACTTGAGAACCTTGCGCCGCCAGTCGTTTGCGCATGAACAGCCCTTCTTATCCAGGTCCATGATCCACGTAAGGGGGATGAGATTGAAGATGGTTGCTGGAACCAGGTGACTCATTTACATATTACAAAGAAAATTCATTCAGAGTCATAGTCGGACAGGTCGGGCTGAATGACTGACCAGGTCTGAAAGAGGCCCTCTTCCTCTTCCTCCTCCTCACTCATGTAAAAAATACTAAATTTTGTTTTTGAAAAGTTTACAAGGGCATAGTACTGAACTCCGGGATCCCAGGGCTCCAGACCCTCCATGCTATTCTTCATCTCTTTTCAAAAGCCTCGTTAGACGCATCTAGTTTAGATACATTATGTAGCCGTCGTCGCCCGTATTGTCAAACAGATTCACGAGAGTCTTGAAGCCATCAACCTGAAGGAACGTGTAGTGTCTGGCCCATATCGTGAGGATTCTCTCCCTAGGACTTGGAACAAGGAAAAAATCAAAATATTGATTTTTAATTCTTCCCATATTGACTGACCCGGTGGGTTTGATATTTTCTGGATCCATAGAAAAAGAATACATGTAAAATGGTTTTTTAGGTACACGTGTGTGATAGTCTAGAAACTGGGTAGTTCCAAGGTATGTGCTTGTGGCCCAAAGAGGGTTGACCCTCTGGACTCCCTCAAAGTACATACCCATAGAGTTCAACTGATGGACGTTGGCTATAGAGGTCGTGCTGACGTTGGAGTAATCGTACCAGTAATCAAACTCATCAGTTCCTACATTTTGGGCCGTGAAAAACAACTCTTTGACTGGGTGCAAAAACTGCGTCACGCACCGGACGTTTGACTGGCCGGCCGGTACATCGAATCTGGCCCTCTGGACGCTCTCACCTAGATAGATTACAGGTCCCCTATTCTTGATCCAGTTTCTTTCAGGTTCTCCTAGAATTACAAACTCGACCAGAAACTTGAACTGCATGCTCGGTATTGATACCAAGGGTGGCGTTGTAAAAACTGTACTCGGATTTAGATTTATACGAAATGAGAAATCCTTTACAAGAGGGAGGCCATGGCGTAGACACTGGAAGGGCAAAGGGACTGTGTATCGCGTGGATGGCGTGTAGAGAGTTCCGGGAGCGCCAGAGCCGACCATGGCGGTCAGGGCCGACTGTTTGCTCGTAGGGACCTGACACGAACTTAGGAGCCCTATGTACTCTCCCCAGAGTCTCTCGACAAGTTGAGCCCCTGAGTACAATTCTACAAAATTAATCATTTGATCACCTGCAAATGGCTGAAACATTGTTGGGTAAAGATTTTTAGGAAAGTCGAAACGGACATACATGGCCGTGATGAGGTCCCCATTCAGGGGAATCGCAACTTCTGACTCGTCACCGAAAGTGGGGTCTCCCGCGAAGCTCACCTCTATGACTCGACTGGCCCATGGCGCCTGAGCTACGTATTTTTCTTTAAAAAAGGTAATTTCAGGATCTCCGGACAGAACGACATCCTCTAGGCCAAGTTGTGTCAAGAGTTGACGACCGGCCATCTACTATTACTGATACATAATTCCAGACAGTCCATTTTCAACACGTAGCACGTTGTAGGACACGGCGATGACCCGGAGCGTCTTTGTGTTCAGGCTACTCAAGGTTGGCAAACTCAATGCAAACTTTTTCTGATAAATTCTGCTCATGTTTATTGAACCAGAGGGTCTGGGATCCTGGGGCCGCCGGCACAAAGGTACCATATGCAGGACCCGGTCGGGCTGGCGTGCGTAACTTGTGAGGGGCGCTACATACCTCAAAAAGTGGTTTTCAAGGGTACTTCCGTCTAGATAGTCCTCTCCGTTTAGAGTCACGGTTAGACCTATTCCGGGGTCTGTAGAGTATACGTAGGGCGTGGCGCTCGCATCTTGTATAACAAAATATAGCTCACGGACTGGTCCTGAAAAGTTAATATCAAATGTGAGACTAGACCCAAGGTTAAAAGTATCGTACTGGTACTGACGTATTATATAGTCCTGCCGATGGCTAGAGAACCAATTAATCTCTGGAGCCGACAGATATGCATAGTCTGTGATCATTGAGGTTATGATTGAATCTGGTGTCCCCACTTGGCCTGTAGTATTCAAAAGTGGCTGAAAATTATTAAAATTTATGTAGACTTCTAGATCCTGAAGACCAAGCGAGCATATAGGCAAGGAAAGTTCATGGTTTCCATAGAAGAAAAAGGGCAAGTTTATGTAGTATGTCCGTCCAGGACTTCCGGGAAGGGTATAGACCCAAGATGTGTCGAGCTTGCCCGTGAGAAGAGTGAGACCGGGCTGATTCTCTTGGGCCACAAACAAATCATTATATATTTCAATCATTTCTCCGGTAAGCGTCTGGACGGACTGTCCGCCAATTTTGAGTTCTGCACTTTCTATAAGGTACGTCCCGACCGAGTCCACATAGCCATAGTTGACAACTGGAGCATTACTAGAAACTCCCAAAAAGGTAAAGTATGCGTTGGAAGTGACATTTGTAGTGAGTTGGCCCGTGAGGGAACCAGTCAGACCCATCTGGATCTGAAAAAAAGTACTTGAAAAGTTTGTAGATGCATCCACAACGAGATCAATTGCATATCCGCCTGAAATACCAAGGGGCAAACTCCGTGAATAGCCCTGTGTCCATGGACCGGCGTCACTTGCGCCGGTCCATACTGACACGTTGGATACGTAAGCGTTGCTCGTCTCAAAGTATGATGTTATTCTGTAGTTGGCCGAATTTGAAAACGTGAGGTTTCCTCCAGGTGTAATATGTATGTGTTCCGAAAGTCCATACGTGGTCGTTGTTGAATAAAGATTTATGTTTGCTTGGCCCAATTTATAATTTGTAAGATTTTGGGACTGTGCTAAAAGTCCATTCTGTCTAAAGTCGTTTTCTTGTGGAGAAATTGATGTGGATACGTAACCGAAGTACTCCAGGCCGATCATAGACGTCTGGTACAGGTTCGAACCCTTTGTCCCTATGCGTAAAGAGTAAGAATTGCTCGTACTGAGAACCTGGACCGGCAAGGAGAAGTTTACGGAAGGACTGGCGGCCTGTGTAGTATTCCACTGTGTCACGAGTTTAGGCCCGAAGTCATTCTGCCAGAGGCCAACGGAAGTGATGGTATTTGCAGAATCAGTAGTCAAGGTACCATACATGTTGTAAAGTCCTGCCGCAAAGAACGAAAAAGTTTCGGATGTGGCCGTCAGGACCTGCTGGGTAAATGATGACCGCGTCCATCCCTGGGTAAGGTTGACGTTGCTCCGACTTATGGGTCCTGCAGTGGTTCCTAGAGTCCAGAACTCGTTAATGTCCATGGCACTTACTTCGGATGTGGCTCCAAGCGTCTGACCCGAGGCTCCCTGAAAGTCTAGGAAATAGTACTGGGTCGTATCCGTCACTTTAATTGGTAAAAGGACCCTTGGGTTCTGATCAGAAAACTGAACTGTATATGCGTAAGAATAGTCGTAGGTCCAGGTTCCTAGGGGGTGGCCATCTGATGATGTATGACCTATTCCAACACTTGTGGGTTGTCCTATACCTGAAGGTTCTATAAGCACAGCATACGTCCCAGGGTACTTGAAGATCAAGGAACCCATTGGCGACACAGTTATATAGGTAGAACTCGCCACAATAGCCCCAAAACTACTAAAGTTTAGACAACTAGCCGAAAACGGAATACCATTCTTGGCATTTGTGAGGGTGGCCCCGCCCTGAAAGAGAACAGAGTTTGTCGAGTTTAGGGTTGCTGAGGGTGCATAAGGTACCCATCCGGCCTGGATAGTCGTCAGGCTGAAACTCTTCCAAGTTTTTACACTTTGTCCGTTTATCTTGCGGGTACTTGAGTAGGCATTTGGATCCAGTCCCCAGAAGACGGCTGATGTCGCCACGTCGGCCACGTTTATACTCACGCTCGAAGCACCTGTCAGTACGAACCTGTTGGCACTTGGGCTGTAGGATATGTACTGAGACAAGGGGGAGGGAATCCATGGCGGGTTGGTGATTGTCCCCAGAGTAAAGAAGGTGGTCACGCCTATAAAAGTAGAGTAAGGGCCTTTGTCATCTATCCACAGATATGGCTGGGGGTTCTGTACTTGGGCTGGCACGGGCCACTTGTTCTGTGTAGATGACGGAAAGAGGGGTGGGAGAGTTACGGCCAGAGTCATGGACTGTATCATGTCCCCTTTGTAAGGTATCCTGCAGATGCCCTGTCCTCCCCATGAAATATTTTTGTTTTCAAAAGGAATGTTGAAAGATTGAACACCAAAGGGGGTGTGGCGCCTGTAGACTCCCTTGAGGTACGACACCTGAGGCGAGCCGGTCAGGTGTATGTCTTGCATTCCGAGAGCGGCGAGTTGGATCTCTCCGGCACTCATTCTATTAAGTTGTTTGGAAAAAAGAGAGCGTCGCGCTCCCCAGGACATCCAAATATGTAGTCATCTTACAGGATGACTATACAGTTGCGAAAGTTTGACCCCAGGTCCATGGCCGATGACAAAGTCTGTATATTCATCGGAAAGCGTGGAACTGGTAAAACTAGCCTCGTCACCGACATCCTATGGCACAAGAAGCACTTGCCGGCCGGGATCGCCATGTCCGGCACGGAAGAGGGTAACGGCCACTACCGCAACTTCATTCCTGACCTCTTTGTCTATGGAGAGTACAACAAGGCGGCGGTGGAGAAGATTATAGACAGGCAAAAGAGAAATATAGCAGCCGGGAAGGTTTCGCCAGTCTTCATACTTATGGACGACTGTATGTATGACCGGGCCTTTATGAGAGACTCGTGCATCCGCCAGCTGTTTATGAATGGCCGTCACTGGAAGATATTCTTCATGATGACTACCCAGTACTGTATGGATATGACTCCTATGATTCGGACCAACGTGGACTATGTCTTTGTCCTCAGGGACAACGTTCGTCAGAATCGTGAAAATCTTTACAAGGCTTTTTTTGGAGTCTTCCCAACATTTGATCAATTCTGTCAGGTTATGGATGCCTGTACTGAAAACTACGAGTGCCTAGTACTGGACAATACCTCAAAGAGCAACGACGTCCAGAACTGTGTGTTCTATTACAAGGCGACTCTCAGGAAAAACTTTAGGTGTGGGTCGGCGGCCCTTTGGGACTTTCACAGGCGCCACTACAATCCCAAGCACGGTCTTGCCGGTTCCAAGCCGGGTGGGCTAGCTCGAAAATCGGCCTCAGGTACTATAGTTGTTAAGAAGGTCTGAGACGAGTCCGGAGGACTCAGATCCGCAGGACTCGGATCCACAAGTGCTACGCACTTGGCTCCCTTCCCGCGCCAGGCCCACCTTTAAAAATTTAAAAGACAACCATAAATGGAATCCTATGATGCGAATGGTTCAACAGACATTTCAAGTGTGATCCCTCAAGGTCTTTTAGAGACCCCGCTGAATCCTCCTGAAAAAAACGTTGGCGAATCTCAAATGGCAGAGTTTTCTACATCTCTCGACGAAGTCGTTCCTCCCGGTCCATCAATGCAGATGCAGAACTTGGCCATGGGTCCCGCAATTCCGCAGCAGGCGCCACAGCAGTCTACACAGGGGCGAGGCGGTAAGATTCCATTCAACATGACTCACGAGCAGTACATGTCGTGCTTGGCCGGTCTTGCCGCCGTCGTCTCGGGTTCAAAGCCGGTTCAGGAGCGCATAGCCTCTTTCTTCCCTAATATAGAGCCAGGTTCAATGTCGGCGATGCTCATCACGGCACTCGTGGCAGCCCTGGTATTTTACGCAGCACACAAGTTTCTCTAGACCGAGGTGGGGCTGAAAGCCCCGGGTCTCGTGATAAATAATTGATCTGAGACCTGCGGTCTCGTCTCTAGGACCTAATATTCTCACCACAGTAAGGCCCCACATTCCCAGGGGTGTATAGGTCGTGTTCTGCACAGTACTGTTTAAAATCTTTAAAATTTTTCCAAAAGTTTGTTGAATGATCGTACTCGGTGACGGATGAATGACACAACTCATGGATAAGAACATGCATCGCTGTATTGATCCGAGTTTCGGGATCAATACTTGGATCCATATCAAGACATATATAAATCTCATACCCTTTGTTCACGTTGAAACCTATGGCCCCCTTTGACTTGTTCCATCCGTTCATGGCCGTCAGGATAACGCGCTGCTTGATAGGTTCCCAGCGTGGATCAAGGTTTGGATCGGTGTGAAGAACCCACAGAAGTTCTTCGTATTTGGCCTTGAGCTGGGTCAAGAGCGGAGGCTCGCGATTCAGGAAAATTATAAGAACCACTATTCCAAAAAGCACAGCACCCAGGACTGGCTTCATCTACTCTTACGCAGACAAAATTTAGTATATAAATCTGAGATTAGACCGTTGGGCCTGGGAATCATGGGTTCCCACATGATGACCTCAAATCCTAGACGTTCTATAAACTCGGGTCCGTCAAATAGAGGCTCTTCACGAGGGCCATCTGCATAGAACGGGCCATCTGCCAAGTTTACCAAAAGTCTATCGCCCTGTATCTCAAGGGTGTTCCCTAGACGGTCCATCCATGGCTGGCCGTTTGTGAGCATTTCGGCCCTGGCCTTTTCAGGCACTATACCTATGAGGAGGCCTCCGGGGACCAGAACCCGCCTGATGGCTTCTAGGGACTCTTCATAAGAATTGACAATGTAGTGAAGTGAAAAGTTATAACATACGACATCAAAAGAACCCTCAACATTACGAATATCACCAGAACCCAGAAATCTAACTTTGCTTTGGCTTTCCAAAGCACGGACTCTAGCCTCCTGAAGAGACTCTTCGTCAGGATCTATGGCCGAAACTATGGCCGCCTGGCTCTTCTTCCACTTGTGAAGATCCCCGCCCCGGCCACATCCGCAATCGAGCACATGCGCCCCAGGACCCACAAAGTTGTATATGATGTCTCCTTTGCACTTATTGTGCAATCTGCGCATCTCCTGCGTCATTTTACTTAAAAACAAAGCGCCTGTTACTTTTATATGGGTTCTCTTGAGCCAGACTACCTGACGATCCCCGGCCAACTCTTTGCCTGCATTTCCTTCGTAGGTCCTGATCAGCCCCAGAAGAATGACCTTCTGGGAATGAAGATTCGCGGGTGTTTTCCGACGCGTGATGAGGCGGCTTCTCACGCCAAGCGCCTCCAGCGGGAGGATGGCCTGTGTGACATTTACGTTGTGGATATGTACAAGTGGCTCCTGATTCCACCAAACCGGGACCAGATTGACAATGTACACTATGCCAACGAAAAGCTCGAGGAGATTATGGTAAAGTATCGCGAGAATCAGTCTCAGGCCGCCTCCATGTTCGAGAAGCGCAAGCGCGACATGGCGGCCAAGCCCATAGACGGCCCGTACCCTTACGCAGACCCGGCCGACGAGAACTCAGTCTACTACAACCGTCCGGATGTTCCTCCGATTCCCCACCCAGCCGAGATTTTGGAGAAGCTCAAGGAGGAGTTTCCCGGCAAGGACGAGGAGGTTCTGCGCCGTATGGCTGATGCCGAGGTTAGCATCGAGATTGCCAAGCGCAAGAAGGAGGATGAGGAGCGTCGTCTGGCAGGTGCTGAAAACCCGGATCTCCAGTCAAAGACGACCAAGGATGGTGATCCGGCAGTGCCAATTGATGAAATTTCTGCACCTCCTTCAATTAAAATCTGAAACTTTAGTAGATGTGGCTGACAATTGTAAGCCTTTTAATAATCATTTGGCTTTTGTCAGTTGCCTATGGTCTATTGCCCATGCTAAAACCTCCAGCCTGGAATAACCCTTTTGCACTCGCTCCTTATTACGACTACGACTTTATGAAGAATGACACTGACACTACTCGCCGTGAAGGAGCCTGGGTAGGATTTCTTCAAGAAGATGTGTACAAAAACAGGACTGGACCAATCGGAGAGTTCGTGGGTAACGACTCTCCGAGTGATAAAGCACCACTCTATTTTATTACGAAGCAGGAAACTGTCATGAACCCTTCCAGAGATGCTGTATCGGCACAACTTCAAGTTTTCTCACGCTACACAGCACCCGGAGAATGAAGTATACTTTACTTCCCATGAATGACCATAGGTCTCATCGTCATAAGGACTCCCATGACGATGACTCCTATCGCAATACCTACAAGCAACTTATTATCAAACATGCTTCTTTCCTCGAACTGGGGCCTTGGTTGGAACCTTGCGGGCTCCGGTTCCTGCTCGAGCCACTGCGGGGCGTACTCCTGAGGAGGCGTCGGAATCTGCTCCTGATCCATTATCATCCTCGTCATCTTCGCTTTTATCTGCCACTATGAATTCATCAAGTTCTGAGTCGTCCTCCTCGTCCTCTAGCTCAGACTCGCTATACTCTATGACTGAACTCACATCTGACTCGGCCTCGTCATAATCATCTGACGCATAGTCATCCTCGACTTGCTCAACAGGCTCATAGCGAACAGGAGCGCGAACTGCACGTCCATACCGTGTACGGACCTCATGCGCGCCCGTGGGGACCTCTTCCAATGGGGTTGACATCTATGGTATCCATTGGCGTTGATTTGTTTAAGTAAAGAGTCACGGGCTGATCTGGTATCACCTCGTTTAGGAATTTAGGCCTGAAAACTGTTCCATTCGTTACAGCCTGCTGGTTCAGAATAATCTCTCCCTCGTAGCCTAGACGATCAGCCATGGCATTAATCTCTTCTGTAAAATTTGGATTTACTAGACCTAGATTGCGTATATGCTCAAGAGCCTGGTAGAGGGCCCGGCCCGTTGGGTCTCCTCTATCAAACTCCTTCAGGCTCTTCTGGAAGCACTTCCATTCTTCCGGATCCAGACCCGAGTACTTGTGGAGACGCAGTTCGAAATCCCGGAAACGTCCCGCGCCAGGCCTCGGGAAGAAGGTCCACAAGACGAGGACCAACAGGAGGACCCACACGAACAGGTTCATTACTAATAGAAGGCGGGAGAAAATGCTCACGTCCAGAAAACTCAAGACACTCTTCATCCAGACACTTTTGAACGATATTCCCCCCATTAATATAGAACCATACGTGGTTTGACTTGTGTGGTCCCTTGATATTCTCACACCACTTGGAGTCCGTCTCTACGTAGAATCCCTTTCCCTCTCCTTTTTTGGTCCTGCGCACAGCCCTGACCCTGGCGTTCTCTTGACCTTCCATGTTGTTCTGAATAAACTCTTCAAGACGTGATGAGCCGAAAGAAGACGCGCGAGGTGCCCCACCAAGTCCAGGCACCCGAACCGAAAAGCGTTTCAGGGCATCTAAGCATGGCGCTGCGTTGAGAGTCTTCCCATCAGGTACTGACCGCCACGGTACGTAAGAACCCTTTGCTCCTGTTTTCAGGGACCAGAGGCACCTCAGGCCCGCGCCCCTATACACGCTCGCGTCTATCGTCTCAGACCAATGATCCTCATCGAGTTCAAGGAGTATCTGAGTTCTAAGAGACAGGGCTTCGTTTCTATCAACCACAAGTTCTGGCCAGTGTATGTGTATACCTGATTTAACCTGTCCCTTGTCTTCACGGGGAGGGGCCCTGGCTATGAAAGCCGGGACTCCGCGATTGACAGCGCCGTATATGCGCATGCACAGATCGAGAGCGGCCGCATCCCCAAGGCCCTCTTCGGCCCTGTAGTCAATATCAACAAAAAACCGGAACTTTTCAGTTTTTTGTTCGACGACATATAGTTTCTGACCACACGCTAGGTCAGAAAGGTAGGCTCTCCAGAAATCGTCCAAGTCCCTGTCGGGGACGTGAAGCTGACCCCCATTCATAAGAACATGGGTCGGAGCCTCGTCACCTTTGCGATTCCATTTTAGAATTTGCATCTTACTAAGAAAGAGATTATTTCCTCTAAGAGACCGAGGCGGGGCTGCAAGCCCGGTCCTTCGGACCGAACTCGGTCTACTTCCACCCAAAAAAGTCGTCAAAAGCAGTTCGTGACTTTTCTGGGGCTGGGGGAACCACCTCCACTTGCTTGGCCGCCTCTATCTTCTCCTCCTCAACCTCAATAAAGTGATAAATCTGCTGAATAGAATACTTTAGAAAATCCGAGGGCGGTGTGGAGTCATCACCACGAAGATTCAAAAGGCGGACAATGAGCTGATCCTTCTTTTGAGTCATTTGTTTTAAACTGTTTTTTTATTTTTAACCCATTATGGGTCCAAAAGGAGCCTTGAATCCATCAAACATGTTCGTCTGTGTTCCGTAGAAAAATACAGGGAACATCATGCCTGGGTAGGTCCCCTGGAAAGTTCCGGTCAGGGTCTCTGGAAGAAAGTTATACATTGTAAAAGTAATTACCAAGAGTGTAAAGAGCTGAAAAATAGCCCAGAAGAATTTATTCCATCTTGATTTCATTTTCAGAACGAGAAGACCGAAAAGAGCATTTATGCACAGACCCAATACAAGCCCAAAGGTGGCCAGAACCACCATTGCCCACATTTCTCTCTTAACAGAGTGACTCAGGCCATTATTTCCGAGGCGATTCCCGGTGCCGAGGCTGGCCCGACCAAATAACTCGGACCATTTTGGAGGGGCTAGTCTGTTCCAAATCCCGGGCGCCTGCATCTACTAAGGGCGGATAAAAAAAGGTTGTTTTTCTGGTTTTGCTAGAAACTTTTGAAATTGTGGATTCCTGAGAACATGCGTCCTTATCATGTCCCATAGGTCCCGACGTCCTGTTATTCCTTCGAGTGTATCAAATTCGCAAGAATCATTCTCGTCGTAGTTCTTTCTAAACGGAACTTGCTGGCCATCCATCTTGGCCTTTTCCTCATTGAAGCGAGTGACTATGTGACTCTGCTCGGTATCAGTCATGTGAACATCAAAAACGTACACATGATACACGTTGTTCACACCTTCCGAGTCTTTGAAGGAAAAACTGAAATAGGAATATGTTCCCTTTTTCAGATTTATGATCCCACGAGTCTCCTCTTCTAGCTCGCGAACTGCACAGCGTAGAGGGTTGAAGATTTCACGGCGGCGGCATCCGCCCGTTACAAATGTCCATTCTTTGTATCTTCGGTCGTGGACCAGGAGGAACTTGGCCGGGGCCCCGTTCGTAGAACTGCTCACGGGAATGGCTATACTTTTATGTCTTTCGTGCGGAAGGTCGTTCCGCCTCGGTGATGGATCCATCACGCTCTACTACTGGGCTGTCAAAATAATTGGCCAGGTTACGCGAGCCTGGTTCATAACTGATAAGAAATATGAGACCCAAAAGAAGTATCCAAGGCCAGATCTGCATCCTTAGTATCCATCGAAGAAAAGATGTTCGAAAGTAATTTCGCGTTTTGTCTCCTGAGGTGCCCGAGAACAGTGGGTACACTTCTTTATGCAAAGAAAAAAGATCAATTGGAGTAAAGGAGCGAGCCCATGCCCTTCTGGATTCGCAGGACGTTGTAGTTGACTGCGTACAGGTACGGGGATGGAATGTTAGGGTTCACGAGAGCCTTGACGCCGAGGGCGCCGAGGGCCGTGGGGACCACCAGTCGGTACGTGTCGATCCGAGAGAAGTTGAGCGTACCCGTTGGCTGAAGCTTGGAGGTGTCCAGACAGTACGGGATGACCAGGATGCTCGTCTCGAAGTTGTTGGCCAGGTAACCGTATTGTGTATGGTAGTACTGGTTGGCGTCCGTCCAAGCGGGCAGAGGGCGAGACTCGCCGACATCAACACCGTTAATCTGGACCTTGAGTTGGTAGTTGGAAGCTGATGCCGATGCCGCCCCTGCCTGATAGACGCTACCGTAGGCCTGGGTCTGGAAAGCTAGGAACTTGATGGGATGGGCCAGAGCCAACTCCTGGACGGGAGTGGTAGATATGGGTACACGCTGAACCTGGGTAATGAGCAGGTCGTGCGAACTCTGGGCGAAATACTCGCGCTCTGACTGGTCTAGGTACACAAAGTTGGCCCAGGCCTGGAAGGACAGACTCTGGTAAGTTACGGTGGTTGTCGTCGTCGCGACATTTGTGTAATTTGAGGGAATGAAGGACACGATAGTCTGGGGCTGGAGAGCAACGGTGGTTGGCGATGTTCCGAAAGTGATGTTGAAAGAAGTTGCGCTCAGGACTCCAGAAACGTATACAGGTCCGACGAACGGAAGACCGACCACGATAGTGCCTAGAAGGGTTGCGGGAGCCCGTTGAGTCGCGAGCACATTGAGAGTCGCGGAAGTTGCTGTAATATTAGTGATACTTACGACCGTCGCCTGGCTCGAAGGAAGCCAGAAGCCAAGAGGGCCAGTCTGAAAATCGCCAGTCAGAGCGCCCGGTGAAGAGGTGTTCGAGAAGGACACAATTGCGTTGGCAAAGACACCTGCCGGAAGTAAAGAGTTTGTGTAGGCATTAGAAGTGATAGACTGAATAACGCCCAGACCTGTAGTATTCAGGGTATTGGATGTTGCCGTGAGATTGCCCACAATCATTCCAGGAAAGATAGGACCGTTGACTGTATTTGATGTAAGGACGATGTTGGCCGTGTTGGACGCGAATGTCTGGCCGGCACTCACGGCCTGGAAGATGTTTCCGGTGGCGTATGCGTTACCTCCCGTGATGAAAGGAGTTAATGTTGGGGCTGTGGCCGTGGTCGTAGTTGTGCTTGAAACCTGCAGGCCGGCCACTGGAGTGTTGAGATTGTTCGACCATGTAATGCGAATCTCCACATCGTGATACTGGAGGGCAACCAGAGGCAGACTCACCGACCAGTCTTTACAGAAGAAAAACTTAAAGGCGTAGAATGAATTCACCTTGTTTGTAGGAGCCGTTGCAGAAAGAGTGTCGTTATTCAGGTAACGCTGGTTATAGGTCTGGGCCCCTGTGCATGGCTCAATA